CTTACAAATATAATTATGATATTTAATGAACTTGTAATATATTATTGTTTTTAATAGATTTTACAAATATAATTATTTAATAGATTTTACAAATATAATTATTTAATATAATTAAATGATAAGTAATTTAGATTTATGGGATATAACAAAGAGAGTTAATATTAACAACTATTCAAAAAAGTATCATAAAGCTGTTAAGATGCGTTTAGAACAACAGAAATATAAGTTTAATTTAAGAAATACTTCTTTAAATTTGTTTAGAACATTATTAAATCAACCAGCAAATATAATAACTCCTTCGACATATTGTAATTATATAAATGAATTATTTAAATCAATAAAAGAAACGAATGTAATAATAAAAAACACAAAACAATTAAAACAAGAAGGTTTAAATTTAATTGTATCAGTAGATAGTCTTACAAGTCATATGTTAATTGTAGAATATAATGGAAATAAGAGTAATAAAACAATAGATTTGGTTATAGTAGGAAAAGGTGTAACATTTGATAGTGGTGGTTATTCAATAAAAACAAGAAATGCAATGTATAATATGCATCTTGATAAAACAGGAGGAACGATGGCATTATATTTATTGTATGATCTAGCAATGAATAAATCAAAAAAGAATATAGTGGTATGTGTTCCACTAGTTCAAAATAGTATATCACATATGGCAACAAAACCGGGAGATATAATAACATCTTATTGTGGTATTAAAGTAGAAATAACAAATACGGATGCGGAGGGTAGATTAATTTTAGCGGATGGTATATCATATTGTATTGAAAAATATAAACCAAAAAAAATTATTGATATGGGAACATTAACAGGTATAGATCAATGTAAAACATCTTATTCTTATTTTAGTTTATCGGAAAAAATGAAAAAAGAATTGGAAAGAAATGCGAGAACATATGGTGAGAATTTGTTAGAATTGAAAATAAATCCAGAATATATAAGATATACAAGATCTAATCGTGGTGACATAAAGAATGCGGAATTTGGTTGTTCTGATAAAAATATAGTGTCTTTGTTTTTACTGAATTTTATACCGAAAGTATATTATAAAAGATGGATACATATCAATTTGAGTGATATAACAGTAAAAAAAGAATTAGCAATATTGGAGGGTAGTTATAGTATAATGGATTTCATTAAAAAGATATAAACGGTATAAAGTAGAATATTTTTATAAAGTTTAGAGATTAATATACCATTATACATTTTTTCTAAATTATCATTTACCATATTAAGATTAGATTTTAATTTATATTTTTCATCATTAGTTCCATATTTATCAATATATTTTACGAGTTTATTAATATTAGTTACAATAGTCTTATGTTCATTATACATTTATATTTTGTTTATTTAGTTTTTTTTATATCATATTTTGGGGGATAAAAGCAAACTAAAAATAGTGTTTCTATTGCAAGTTCTTTATTATTATGGAAACAATATTGATGTTCTATATTGGTAGCGTGTTCTATAAATTGTGATTTATAAGGTGAAATTTTTAATAATTCTAAACTAATATCTTTAATTGAATATTTACGACATTTTTTAACAAATTTTTTAATATCAATAAGTGTAGGTTTAGTGGTGATTTTTTTAATAGGTGTAATTTCAATTTCAATTTTATGAACAGGTAATCGTATTGTTATGAATCTACTTAAAATAGGTTTATCAATTTTAGATCTTTGTGTAGTAGTAGCGATGAAAATAGTAGTATTGTTATATTTTTCAAGTATAATTCTTAAAATAATCATAGATTCAAGATCAAGTTGTTCAATATTGAATAAAATAATTTTACGAATAATATTATTAATAGTAGTAGTTTGTATTAATGATTTAATAAATTGTAAGATATGTATGTTAATAATAGGGAATGTAATATATTGGCTATTTTCAAAATATTTTATATTTTTATGAGTTCTTATTTGATTGTGGAGAGATTTATTAATGATTTGATCATTAATAGTATTATTAGCACCATAATATAATATATTCATATAAACATTTTATAGATTTAAATGTTTAAATGGATAAGAAACAATGTTTAGATCTTTTAGGTTTAAATGAATCTGCAACGGAAGCGGATATAAAGAAAGCATATAAAATGATAGCATTGAAAACTCATCCAGATAAATTAGGAGATTTAGATGAAGATGAAAGGAAAGAAAAAGAATTGCAATTTAAAGAGGTATCAGAAGCTTATAAGAGATTATTAGATAATAATTTTTCCGATATATTTGATGATATATTTGGTGGTGATGGTATGGAAAGTATGTTTAATAGTGATGGAATGGCAAATATGTTTGGTGGTGATGGTATAGCTAGTATGTTTGGTGGTGCGGATAATATAAAGATGTTTAGTGGTATGGCGAATAAATTATTTCAATCTCAATCATTTCAGAGTATTTTTAAGACATCAATAAAGATAACATATTACGATTTAATTCATAAAAGAAAATTAGAAAAACAATTTAATTTATGTGGAATACCAACAAAAGCAACAATTGATTGTTCAAAATTTCCAAAACAATTTATAACTCGAAGTTTTAATGGGTTAAGTTCAACAGCAGAAATAGATTTTAAATTTGAAGATGATGATACATATGATAATGTAATTCATCAAAATGGTAATGTAGATTTAATATATAATATGAAAATATCGCATTTTAATTATTATAATGGTTTTACTCATTCTTTTTTACATATAGATGGTAGTAATGTAAGTTTTAAAGCAAAGCGAATGTCAAAAAAGATTTTAAAAATAAAGGATAGAGGATTAAATGGTGGAGATTTACTAATAAAAATGGTTCTTTATAATCCTAGTAATAATAAATTAAAAAATATAAGTTCAGATGATTATGAAAAGTTTTTAAATGTTCTTAACGCACTGTGTAATGATAAGTAAAAGTATATAAAGACAATTCATATTTATTAATATAAAAATATGGCTATTAAGAAAACTGATAAGGTTGAAAAAGCTGAGAAGTCCAAATCTAAGGATTCTAAAGATGTTAAAGATGTTAAAGATACTAAGGTAGCAAAAGTTTCTACTGTTGATACTACAAATGATTCTAAATCTAAAAATAAGAAGGTAGAAGTGGTTGAATATCCGGATTCAAAATTAGCTGAATTAATTCAGGCAATTACTAATATGGATAAAGAATTTAAAGCGATTAGGACTCTTATTAAATTGGTTCAAAAAGAAAATGATAAAAAAGAGAAGATTCTTAAAAAAGAACGTGAACGTAAAGAAAAAGCACGTTTGAGTCCAAGTGGTTTTGCAAAACCAACAGATATTTCAACAGAAATGTGTGATTTTTTGGAAATTCCACATGGAACCCAAATGAGTCGTACTGAAGTAACTAAGAAGATCAATACATATGTTCGTTCAAATAATTTGAAGGATCCGGTGAATGGTCGTATTATTCGTCCGGATTCTACATTGAAAAAGCTTTTGCGTGTAAAGGATGGTGATGAGGTTACATTCTTTCATATGCAAAGGCTTTTGAATCCTCATATTAAGCCTTTTAAACAAGTACCAGTTTAAAAAGGAAAATTTTTATTTTTATATAAACACTATATTGATTTAATATAATATAATGTTTAAAAGTAAATTAAATGATAATATAAATATAATTTATATAATTTTAAAAAATCCAAAGGATATTAATATAATTCGCAAATCATATAGATTTTTAAGTCGTAATTTTATAAGTTATTGGTTTAATAATTTGGAATATATATATGAAATATCAAATGATAATCAATGTTTATTTAAACATGAATTAATTGATATGGATGAAACCGATAATTATACTACATTGATGTATAATGATAGTAAACAACCAGTATATATATTTCCTTGTATTAATAAAATATCATATAAAGAAAGTTATACGATAGAGGAATTAAAAATAAATAATCGTTTATCACTATGTATAAAAGATAAATCTGTTTATTTATGTTTTAAATATTCATCAAATTGTGATATTGATAATAATATAAAAAATATAGAAGATTATATTAACAAATGCTTATAGGAATCCATTTATCAAATTCTTTTGAATAATTACATTTAATAGATTTAGTGAAATTTAAACTGGTATCTTTAAATATATTACGTAACATATGGCTATCTTTAATTGATTGTATTGATAAATATTTATTATCTTCTTTCACTTTATATACATCAGGTAAATCTGTTTTAATTACAGATTTAATATTTTCAGTTTTAAAAGTAAATTCATTATTATCTTTTGTTTTAATAGATACATTTTGTATAACATTATCATCAATATTCATTAATTTTGGTTTATATTTGAAATTGTAAGCCCAAAAGTATATTCCTCTAACAGAAAATGGAAATTCAAAATTTTGAATTTTATTTAAAGTATCAACACATAAATTATAATATGGTTTAATACGATATTTACATATATCCATTGGATTATCTGGAGTATATTCATTATCTAACATATTATTTAAAATTGTTAATCTTTCTGGTAATTGAAATTTTATTAAATGTTCTCCTTTATATGCAATAATATCAGATATTAAGAAAACCCATTTTGAATTATAACAACATACCATTTCTCCATCAATTAAAGTTCCATTAAAAATATTTTCATCAAATAATCCTTTAACAATAATAATTCTTGGTAATTGATATGTAGGATGTATTTTTTTATCAATAAAATAAATTATTTCTTTATCATCATATTTAGTAAAGTATAAAAAATAAGGATTTCCATTTGATCTAATTGTAACAACGTGTGGTGTTGCTGTAATATGACTTACACTTTCATCTGTTAAACGAAAAAAATGTTTTTGTATAATTTTTATATTATATTTGGATTCAATTTCTTCTAATATATAACTTTTAACATCATTTGATTTAATATTATAAGCAACTCTATCACAAAATGATATAATACCTAAGTGCATTACAGTATATAATATTATAATATTATATAATCTTTATATGTTAAATCGTAATGGTTTATTTTGTATTTTACCATTTTGGCTATTACAGAATATATTATCGGTAGGTATATTTTCTTTTGCGGGTTGATATTGAGATAATAATTCAGTAGTTGGATTTTGATTTTTTATAATATCAATATCATTTGATATTTGTGACATTCTAACATCATAAAATTTAATATTATTTGTAGGTTTAATTTCAACGGGTATATTATCTTTTTTCAAAATAGATTTAGGTTTAATTTTGGGTTTATCATTTGTTTTTTCTGGTTCTACACTTTTATAAAATAATAAAACAATTGCTATTATTAATAAAAATATAATAATAACATATTCTAATTTAAGGGGATTAGATTCTTTAATCATTTATTATAATAAGACATTCCTTTTTTAATATTAATTACCTTTATGGAATCACTTCTATCTTTAGAATTATTTAAATCTTTATTATTATTTATAATCCACCAAAGTCTTTCGTAAGCATCAGAATCTGTTTCAAAAGGTTGTTTATTTAATTTATAAATAGTATTTTTTATAAAAATTACTATAAAATTCATACTGTGTATATATTACTATATTATATATAATATGTTTATATATAATGACTACATCAGTAAGTGAAGATGTTTATAATGATACATTAATTGATGATTTTATGAAAAAATATACTATACTTGATAATTCAAAACAATTAATGGTTGATATTATACGAAAACCAATATATAATATTGAAGAATTACGTAAAAGACAGAATTTACTTAATATGCCTGATATAACAATACAATTGAATCATTTAAAGAATTTAGAAGAAGATGTTTTATATTTTATTAATTTAGATTATAAACATGTTAATTCTGATAATGAATTTTTAAGTGCTTTATTTCCTAATAGTTGGTATAATTTTCCAATAAATTTAACATATCCAACATTAGAGTTATTTCATTTATATAAAGTATATTCAGTTCCTTTAATGCAATTTATATCTCCTGTGAGTATAATATTAGGACCATATTATTATATTAAACAAGTTTTAAAAATTGATTTTTCATTATTTAAATATATTAGTATATTATGGAAATCTTTAAAAGCTATAATATCTGCTTCATATTCTGATATTAAATATTCTTTAGTAAAATGGATTACTATTTTAATTTATTTTTCATTATATATATTTGGATTATGGCAAATGGTTGATTATTCATATTATTTACATAAATTACGAAATGATCTTTCTATTAAAATATCTAATGTAAAATCTTTTATTACTATTTGTTCTAAATTATTTGAAAATATACCTGATGAATATTGGAAATTAAATGATATATATTATGATAAAACTTTTTTAATTAATGGTGATCTTACAGATGTTTATTGTTTTTGGACAAATACTTCTAATTATAGATTACGAATGAAACAAATAATGGAATGTATTAATTATATGGATATTGCAAATGTAATATCTAAATTATATCATAATGATAATTGGTGTAAAGTTGATTATAATTCTGATATTAATACTACTATTATTGGTATGAGATCACCATTATTAAATGAAAATCAAGTATGTAATCCTGCTTATTTAAAAAATCATTTAATAATAACAGGACCAAATGCTGGTGGAAAAACTACTTATGTTAAAAATATTGTTTTAAATATTATTTTATCACAAACAATTGGAATTGCTATGGCTAATAAGATGAAAACAAATACATACCATATAATTCAAACATTTATGAGAGTATCAGATGAAGTAGGAACAAGATCTTATTTTGAGACTGAAGTAAAATATTGTTATGATTTATTAGATAAAGCAAAAAAAAATAAAGATCAAAATATATTATTTGTAATGGATGAACCAATGCATTCAACACCACCTATTGAAGGACAATCTACCGCATATGCTGTATGTGAATATATTAATAATAATTTTAAAAATGCTAAATTAATAGTGACAACCCATTATCATTCTTTAATAGATTTAGGTTATACTTATAAAAATAATTTTACTAATTTATCAATGGAAGCAATAGAAGAAAGTGAATATAATTTTAAATTTCCATATAGAATTAAAAATAAAGAATCTAGACAATGTATAGCATTAGAGTTATTAGGACGTGAAATGTTTCCAGAAGAATTAATCAAAAGTGCGATTAAAATGAAAAATAGATTATCTAATGTTGATGATAAATGATATCATTAAGTAGTATTCTTAATCGTTTAGATCTGGTCTTTTATATTATTGTATTTGCTATTATTTATGTTGCTATTATATATTTATGGAAAAAAATAGCACAACTTGAAAGTTCTTTTTATAAATTAGAAACAACATTTGCAACACAATTATTATATAAAAATAAAGAAAATACTGCAAATAATTTTGCAGAAGATATGTTTATGAAAGTTTTTGATAATAAACAACAACAGAATGAACCTATTCAAGTTGTAGAAGAACAACCTATCGATGTTATTGAAGATATTATTCAAGAACATACAGATACTACTGAACCTGTTATAACTGAAATTACTGATATATTAACACCTTCCGTAGATGATAATGTATTTACTAAATCTAAATTAGCTAAAATGTCTGTTGAACAATTAAAAGAACATTGTGGTAATTTTGGTATTTCGGTTGAAGGAAATAAACCAGAATTAATTAACAAGCTTTTAGCTCATCAAAAATAGATCTTATATATTCTATATCAATTAATGGTAAATAAGGAACATATTCCCATTCGTGTTTTTTTAGATATTTAATTAATTTAAAATCAGCAACAAACATATATTCTAATCCAAATGTTGGATCTAACATATATTTATGTAGCTCTTTTGGTAAAACATTTATACTTGTTTTAGGTATAACAATTAATAATTGTTCTTTTGAATTAATAAAAGTATTGTCATAATTTGGTTTATATTCATATGTTAATAAATAATTAGCAATATCTGATATACTTGGACAACCTAAATAAGGATAATACCAACTATGATCTATTTTATTTATATTTTTATTATAATAATTATATGTCCAAAATATACCATCAATATAATATTTACACGCTTCTGATATATTTTCTATATAAACTTCATTTTTATAATAATTCTTTCTCCAATTCTTCATTTCATTTATCATAAATTTATCTTCATAATAAATAAGATTCCTAAATATTAATTGTAAATCCGTTTTATTTATATTAATTGTATCATCTTTTGATATTAAACAGGTATTTTTACATACTATTTTTAATATATTTATACCATTATTTGATATTTTAAGACTAATAGGGTGTGGTATAAAATCATTTCCCATTATAGATAACATTACACAATAAGATTTAATAATATCCGCATTTTTATGAAAAATATATGACCATTCTAATTCAATATATTCTTTGATTTTTTTTATACTAATATAACTTATTATATTATTTTGTTCTCGCATTAAATAAATATTATCAGATTTATTACTCATTAGTGATAATAATATTAGATCAGCATCTAAACCATGAATTAAATATATATTATTTAATTCAGGATCATTGTGAATATAATCCATTATTTTATGTTCTCCTTCACCATTATTATACATTGTATCTATATTAGTACATCGTGCTTTAATATATTTATTTAATTTATCCATAAATGGTGTTCCACAAGTTATAGCATTTGTATCCCAATTATAATTTGTTGTAGATATATATCTACGTTTTCTTTGTTGATTTATTTTAGCTAAAGGTGCAACACCATCAATATTTATTATATATTTTTTAGGTTTAATTATTTCTACTAAATCTAATGTTTTTCTCCATAATAAATGAAAAAATTCATTTTCTGTTTTACCTTTACATATAGTTTCATGAGCAATTGGATGTATTAGTCCATTATAGTCAAAAAATAAAATATTAACATTTTTTGGATTCTGAATAATATCAGGATATTTCTTAATTAAATCAGAATAATAAAAAGGAATCCCCATAAATTATTTTCTTAACAATCTTTTATATCTTTTTTTCTCATAATTATTTAAACATATAAGATGGAAATTACCAAAAATATTTCTAAACTACTCACTGGAACCCCTCAATCGCAATATGCCGCAATTGCGATATTAATTGCTATGATCGCTATAATATTATCCGTACTTTTTAATGAAAATGATTTATCTTTAAGCGAAAGACTTATGTTAATTGGAAGTGTTATTTTATTCAGTATTCCTTCCATTATTTTAGGTTTATTTGATCTTACTTGTGTTGCTGGTAAAACTATGGAAAATAGTTTATGTTGGTGGTGGGGTTGGGTTATTGCCGCTATAATTATCATTATTTGTGTTATTGTCGTATTTTCATCTATTTCATCGATGTTAACCTATAATGTTGCTACTACAAAATCTACTAAACCTGTCATCAATGAAGTTGAATCTAATAAAATTGCGAAAGATTTAGTTAATAATGATATTACAGAAGTTGTTAAACCTAAAGCTGAAATGCCAACTGAAACTGATATGACAATGCAACAGGATATTCAAGGTATAAATTCAGATATGAATGATGATATGGGTGGATTTATGGCTATAGAATCATTTAGAAATAAAGCTAAAAAAGAGCAATTTAAAGTTAAAAAAGAAAATTTTACAAATATAGAAGGATTTCAAGGTTGTGAGTTCTCTGGAGTATAAAAATATAGTATAATTAAAACACAAACTAATAATATAAGGAAAAATATTAATGTTAAATAATATAACTTAGTATTTGAACTTAATTCTTTTTTTTGTTTAATAATATTTGTTTTAGTCCAAATATTATAAGCTTCTTCATATGATATTATTTTTTTTTTTAATCTTTTATTTACTTTATTATGAATATCTACTGTCCATTTAAATAAAGTATCTTTATTTACCAAAATAGGAGGATTATTTATTAACATATCTTTATAATGTTCTTGACAATCTAAACAAGGTAAAATTTCACCAATTACTTCAAAAAACTTACGATATTGTTCTTTTTTCATATATGTTAAATCTTCAGGATATCCTAGAGCAACATTATGTATAAATCCCCAACCAAATTTACCCCAATTCTTTGGTTCCATTTTACTATATAAAATGAAATAATTATAATATATTATGTCTAAAATAATCTGTAAAAATTGTAATAGTATAGGACATACTTATAGAGATTGTCCTCATCCAATTAGTAGTTATGGTATTATTTGTTTTACAATAATCAGTAATGAAATACATTATTTAATGATACAACGAAAAAATAGTTTATCTTTTATGGAATTTATAAAAGGTAATTATAAATCGATGGATTTTTCAAAAATAAATACATTAATACAATCAATGACAGTAGAAGAACAAACTATTTTAAATTGTGATAATTTTGATATTATTTGGGATAAAATATGGTTTCAATCTAATAATAAAAATACAAAAGAATATGTTGATGCTAAAACTAATTTTGATATTTTATTACAAAAAAATGTTTTAAAAGATATTTTAAATAATAACAAAAAAAGTATTATTGAACCCGAATGGGGATTTCCTAAAGGTCGTAAAAAACAAAATGAAACTGATATTGATTGTGCTTTACGTGAATTTACCGAAGAAACTCAATATAAAGCAGATACAATCCACATTACTGATTATAATTTTCCATATCATGAAATATTTTTCGGTACAAACAAAGTTATGTATAAACATACATATTATATTGCGGAATTTACAGGAGATCATAATATTCCTAAGTTTAATAAACAATGTATGCAACAGGTTAGAGAAATTAGAGCTATTAAATGGATGAAATATAATGAAGTATTACAACATATTAATGGACATAATATTGAACGTGCAGAGCTTTTTAAAAATATTCATAATAATATTGATAAAACACACTAAATAGTATATATTATAATAAATTACAAATAATTATGGTTTTAATAAATTACAAATAATTATGGTTTAAAAAAATTACAAATAATTATGGTTTTAATAAATTACAAATAATTATGGTTTTAATAAATTACAAATAATTATGGTTTTAATAAATTACAAATAATTATGGTTTTAATAAATTACAAATAATTATGGTTTAAATAAATTACAACTAATTATGGTTTAAATAAATTACAAATAATTATGGTTT